TTCTCGGACGGTTCCTAGCCAAAGAGAACAGGAGGAAATAATGTCTGATATCGACACGTCGCAAGAAATGACCATAGCCGACGGTTTGGTAATCAAGTGGGTTGACGTGGTCAATCTCAAGGAACAAGACCTGAACGCGCAGGTCATGGAACCACGTAAGTTCGACGCGCTGACCCAGAACATCAAGCTACGAGGGATGTTGGAGTCATTGCCGTACTGTTCGCAACCGAACGGAGAAGGGCCGATAAATATTGTTTCCGGCCATCATCGTACAAGAGCCGCCGCCCGCGCCGGTATCCAACGTATCCCGGTTATCGTGGACACGAAGCCTATGACACGTTCCACCATAACGGCGAAGCAGATAGCCGCCAACGAACTCACCGGCCACGCCGACGAGAAACTACTGGCGCAGCTGGTCACTCAGATGGACAACGTAGACGACTTGTTGCTCAGCGGACTCGATCAGGACAGCCTACCGCACGTCGAACCGCAGCAAATCAACCTGAACAGTTTGAATGTGAAGTACGAGTATAAGAACGTGGAGTTTTTGTTTCTGACCCGCGAATACGAAGAACTTGAACAGTTCGTGGATGATTGCAACTCGGACATGCTCGGGTTGGTGCCTATGGAATTGTACGACGAGTTCGTGCATCAGGTGACATCGTTCGCTTCACGTAACGGTATCAAGAATATGGCTGCTGCGGTATCCAAGATCATCGAGATAGCGAGGAAAGACGCCGAGGAAGAGTGATTACAGGCCGGGCGAGTCCCGGCCTTTTTGTTTGCATCATAAGACACAATGTGATATAATAAATATATCAAGCCAATAGGCTTGCATTATTCCCAAGGAGGACACAATGAACGAGACATATATCCAGACTATTCGCGGCGGCATCCAGCGCGTCATCCACCTTGCCAAAGACCACTGGACTCAGGAGCCCAAACGGTGCGGCTTCAACTACCATCACGAACTCTACGGGTACATCCCAGTCTGCAAACTGTCCAAGCTGATCCGGGAAGCTCGGAACGAAACATGGGAGGAATACGCTTGGCTCTGCTACGAGAACCGCTACCTGACTCTGGAGCAGATGGCTGCACAGATGCTGGAGTGCGAAAGCTATACAAAGTTTTCCACGACGCTGTACGAAACCTTTAAGCAGAAATCCCAGATGGAATCGCATCACACTGTCGAAAAAGTATTCGTCGGCGCTGACGGCTTCGAATACCGCGCCTTCTGACAAGGCAAAGGAGGAACAGAAATGGGAAACGCTACGGAAATCACTCTCGATCAGGCCCGCGACATGATTCGCAGCATCGATAACCGTCTAATCCCCGAATGCCGCGACTTCGACACATACACCGAGACAGACGATATCTGGCGTATCGGAGATTACGGGTACGTTGACGCCGACGTGTACGAGCAAGCATTCCGGGATTATGAGGAACGTAACGGGAAGACCGAGTGGGCGAGCACTATGTACGTGCTTGAAGGCAATCAGCCGAACCGCCTCGAATTCTTCGTTGAGGCGTACAATCTCGGCGGGATGCCAATGCTGGACGGGCTTTTGGGTGCCCAGTTCGACAACGGTGACGCGGATTCGGTGTATTTTACGAACGGCGAGGCATGGCCAATCTGACCGAAATTGGCGGCGCAAGCCCCGTCTTTTAAGACTGGGGTGAGACGCCTTTTTCTTAACTTGCAATATCAAACAACATATGATATACTGATTATATCATCACACTACTAGCGGAAAGGAACAATGTAATGGCAACCAATAACCTCAGTAACAAGTTCATGCAAGTCCTCAACAAAGTCCCAAACTTCGTCACCGACGAAACCGCGCAGGCAGGCAACCGGACTTACAAGTATCTCAACCTCGCCACGATACTCAAAACCATCAAACCCGTTTTCGAGAAGTACGGTCTGGCATTCAGCCAGCGCGTCACGTTCAACAACGAGGGAGAAACGCGGCAGGTCATCGGAACAGTGGAAACCATCATTTTCGATGATACAGACCAGATGGTGGTCAGCTCCTATCCGTTCTTCGTGACCGGCGACCCCCAGCAGGTCGGTAGCGCGATCACTTACGCCCGCCGCTATAGTCTCTACGCAGTGTTGGGCATCTTCCCCGACAAGGACGACGACGGAGCGTATGCCAAGCAGCGTTACGAGACCGCAGACCGTGCGATCAGCGTCGAACAGTACGCCGATCTGGTCAAGGCTATGGATGCGCACGATATCACACCCGCGGAGCGCGGAGACTTCATCAACGGCACTCTGAAACGTCGGGTCAGGGGATGGAATGGACTCACGCAAACCGACCTGAACAGTCTGATGAACGCCGTCAACCGAATGTAAGTGGCCTTTCGCGTTGGCACACTTTTGGGATTTTGCTTAAAACAAACCGATTTATAAGCCCTCTTGTTCTAATAAGGGAGCTGGAATGGAGTATCTGAAATGTTTGACAACGAACTTGCCTTCGACAAGCTGCTTGACTCGCTCGGCGCGGAAACGCTGCTGGATAATCTCGTTCAGGCGTTGACGGCTGATGAGCAGCGTGAGAACTTCGATTATATTGCGCGTTGCTTTGACATTGACCTTTCCGACTGCGAAAGCGAGGCGTGAAAGGGGAACGTAAGTAGTCCCCCTCTTATATTCCGAGCTTTCGGGCGTGAGCCTATCAATCACGCCCATCAATCACCGTTGATTATCCACGTCCTACTAGGGTGCTGGACCTGTCCCTGCGTGTCGCTGATTGACTAATCCCACCACGTGTGATATATTATATATATCAAACAAACGGCTTGATATATAACCCAAGGAGTTACAATGAACGACTTCAACCTTTCCGCCGTCATCAACCAGTGTGAGTTTGACTTCGATAAAGTCAGCAGCATCCATTATGAATCGGAACAAAAACCGTATGATACGGCGATTATCACGTTCACCGACACCCAGCTGCGTGCCCGAGTCACCAATGACGCGGAAAACCACGTCTTTCTGTTTTCTATCTTCTGGTGGGCGGAACCCGACGATCCGATCTACACGGACGGATGCATGGAATACTCTGAAGCGATCGATTTCATCGACTGCCCCGAGTCCATCATCCAAGAGACCGCGTGGAATCTGTTCAAGGAGATTCGCACCGTTATCCACCAGTACGCTCCCCGCTTTGCATAACAGATACTTGTGTGCGGGACTCGTCACCCGCACACACCCAACCGAAAGGACAACCACAATGAAGATCATTAATATCAGCCAGTCGTCCGACACGGAAGCATGGCTTGATGAACGAGTGGGCCGTATCACCGGCACCAAAAGCGGCGGACTCGCTTTGGAACACTACGCTCAAACCGACGTAGAAAAACTTAAAGAGTACCGAGACAAGGCGTTGGAACAAGCGAAGAAGGCGAAGACGCCAGACAAAGCCAACGAGTATTACACGAAGGCCCAGAACTACGATGAGAAGATCGTGGACGCTGAAGCAAAGAACAAACGGCTTAAGGTCGGCGTGGACTTCTGGAAGTTTCTCGCGGAACTGTGGACTGAACCAGCGGACGGTGAACCGCCGATGGAACGCGGACACCGTCTCGAACCCGAGAATATCCAGATCACGCTCAAAACGCTCGGCTTCGACCAAGGCGATTGCGTGACCGACTGCGGCATCTGGGAGAGTGACGACGACGACCGTATCGCGTGCAGCCCAGACGCCTACGAGAACAGTGAGAGGCCGAAGTGGGCCATCGAATGCAAGTCTCTCGGCTCCGCCTACCATTTGCAGACGGTAGTGCCGTGGATGATGCACACGGACGCCATGCGATCTCACATCGCCAACCTGAAACCCGAACTGGTGGACGTCATTGAACAGGTATTGCCCGGGTACACTCTGGACTCCAAGGCGACCGGCTTCGACTTCATCCCCGACCAGTATAAGGCGCAGGTGCTGCAATACTTCGTGGTGTGCGATTCGTTGGAAGTACTTTTCTTCTCAATGTTCGACCCGCGCGTGGTCGGAGCCGCACACCATCAAGTCATTCCCGTGTACAGGAAAGACATCACCGAAGAGATCGAGAACCATAAGCGCTGTCAATTGGCCACGCTCCATATTTCCGATGTGCTGTCCGTCACTCTGGGAGTGATGTTCTGATGAAGACCGCAACGATTTTGGAAAGCCCGGACATGTTCGCACTATTCGACGGATGCCCCACATGCAAGCGGCAGAGCGCCGTTTATCTGATGGCGTGCCGCGTGTACGCCCAACAGATGGGGCGTAGGCTCCGTATTGTATCGTCGGGCAGCCCCACCGCCCGGACGATACGCACAATCGCCAAAGACCAAGGGGTAACTGTGCGTTACCCGATGATCTTATTGGATGGATTGATTTACTTCGAACCGCAAGACATCAGCCTTGACGATTACCTAGCGGACGACGACGAACCAGAAGAAGAGGAGGAACCCAATGAATAATAACGGTTTAACCAGCGACGTGCTGGAACTGTTCGACCGTAACCATATCACCGCAAACACTCTGCGTAAGTTCGTGGTGGAGAGCGTTGCCGACTTTCTCGGAGACAACAAGCACGACAAGGTGTGCGGCAAACTGTTCGACCGTTGGTATCAACACGTTCGACGCTCCATCTGGGTCGGTGCCGCTCAATACGCCTTAAAACAGCACGGGTTCGACCACGACAAAGCCATCAACGAGGCGAAACAACTCTACGAAAGCCTGTACGCGGATTACGACAAGCGGTATCACTGTTGGCGTCGCCACGAGGAAAGGAAAACCGATGAAGACTGATGGCAATTGGTGGACTGCCGTGCTTTCCGCTGGAATCACGGCGGGATACGTAACCACTGTCGTGCAGCTCTCGCCCGGCCCCGGCGATATGTTCTCCGCGCTCCGCCGCAAGCTGACCGTAAAGACCGAGAACCTGTCCAACTCGCTCCCCACGTGGGCCAAGGATTACGTGGACAGTCTCGGAGAACTCGCCTATTGCGGCTGGTGTCTCAGCCCGTGGGTGTCGCTCCCGGTATGGGCGATGGCAGCCAAGATTAACCGGGTACGGTTCGGAGTCAAGTGGGTGGCCGGGTGGATTGTGGCCGCTGGCATGGCCGCATTCCTCCGCCACTCGGCTGAAACGGCGGTGGCGTAATGTTCAGCAGACAACAGGTTCATGTGCTGTTGATTCTTTGGATGGCTAAGCGACCGCTTACCCATGAGGAAATCGAACGGATGGCGGTCTTAGCGAAGTATGACGATACTCCGCAGGGATTGAGGACGCGCATGATCGAGCTTGAGCGTTCCGGTCATGTGTACCGTGTCGATAGGGATGGCGTGAACAGTCGGCACCGTCATTGCTGGCGGTTCGCGCTGACTGACGATGGGCGCGAAGCCACTAGTGAGCTGTTTGGCGAAACAGAAACAATATGATATGATTTATATATCACACACATCGTATGGAGGTGAAACATGCGCAAGCATAACAAAGTCAAAACCGTAATCAACGGTCAAGAAGTCACCGTGGAACAGGACAGCCAGACCGGCCAATTCTTCGTCAGGCAGAACATCGGCAACATCCCAGTTGACTATACGACTATCAGCGACAGGGTGACCATCGGCCAGTGCATCAAATACTGGCGTCTACGACACGGGTATTCGCAGGCTGAACTAGCCGAACGAATCGGCGTCGCCAGCCCAAACGTAATAGCCATGTGGGAAAACGAACGCCGCAAACCACAGAAGCAATACCGGTTGCGGTTGGCCGAACACCTCGGCTATGACATCCTGACCAAAGACTAAAAGATAATCTAAATAGTTGCACAATTAGTTTAATCATCATCACACCAAAGGAGCAACAATGGAAAACGACACCGTCAACTACCTGACCTCTATCATCAACCTCTTGCAGAAAACCCCCCAAGCACAGGAAATCATCGACACCCACGGGCTCGGGCAGGAACTCACGTTCGGCCAGATCGGGATTAAAGACGCCAAAGCGTTCCTCAAGCTCTACGACGTTCTGGGCAGCGTTGAAGGGGTTAAGATCACGGCCATTCATGAATGCAAGACAGACACCGATAGGCAATATTTCTTCAAGCTCGTCTCCCCGATAACCTTGTACTTCTTCCACTGCGAAGGAGTATCCGAGTGAGCAAAACAGACCCTGATATCGAAACCCGTATGAAAGTGTTCCACCGAGACCACGGCAGATGCTTCATCTGTGGGAGAACGTTAAGCTCCTCAGCTTTCAACCTGCATCATAGACGTATGCGCTCCCACTCTTGGGAAGGATTGAACCTGCCCAGCAACCTCATTACCGTGTGCGGGTCGGGAACAATAGGATGCCACGGACGTATCCACGCTCAGCCCAAAGAATCGTATGAGAACGGTTGGCTGGTCAGCGCCTACAACGATCACCCAGAGAAAGTTCCGGTGTTCAGCGAATACCGAAATCGAGAATTAATCTTAAACAACTGAAAAAAGAAAGAATAGCCCGGCACCAGTCATCAAGACCAGTGCCGGGCTAATTCATTCGGTCATCACACCATCGCTCGAAAGGAGCAACCCCAGTCTATCACTTGGAAACACCAGTGTAGATTACGAAAAATCAATGCCTGTGCGCACCATGATTGAATATGATAATGAGCGCGAGCAGTAGCAGGTATGCGCCGCCTGCGATGGCTAGACGTGTCACTTCCGGTCCTCCAAGTATTTTTCGACGGCTCGGGGCAATGGCATGATTACTCCGATGTAGGCCGTAGGATTTTCGTTGAACGTTTCGGCGGGTTCGATGCTGATGTGGCTCACGCTTCCTCACGCCACCCCTGCGGGTAGGTGTCCGGAGGCCACACGCACCCGTCCATCACGCACGTGTAGTGTTTCCCGTTGTAGGTGATTTTGTCGCCTGCATGATAGGCGTCGTGCACTCCGGTAGGCTGCTTGTATTCCGGCCACTTGTCGCCGGGTTCCTCGGGTTCGCCGGGGTCGGTCGATGAACCTGATTCCAGCTTGCTTAAACGCTCCTCGATGGTCGTCTCCCATTCCTCGATGGCCTTCACACGGTCGGCCAACGGAGCGTAGGAATCGTCGGGCTTGGCGTTATCCTGCGCCTGTTCGAGTAGCTGTTTCATCTCATCCTCGGTGAGTTCGCCCATCACGTACATGGTCTTGATGCGCTCGGTGAGGTCAGCGAGGTCATAGCCTCCGGCGTTGATGAGGGTTTGGAATGTTTCGAACATTGGTTATGCTCCTTGCATGATTGCTTGATTGACCTCAAGCAATGCAATCATCATCATCACCTCACTTGGAGATGCCTGCGTAGTGGACGCCGAACATTCCCGCCACGCCGGAGCCGACCAGAGCGCAAGCGCCACCCAGCACAGCCACCCACGACGGCATGTCCGGCACGGCACTCACGAAACTCAGCACCGCACCGGCGATACCAACCAGTCCGGAAACCAGATACGCCCATTTACGAGTCGCTGCATTGAACGTCGGCACGTAATTATCATTGCCGTCCGCCACTTCGTTATTGATCTCGGTGTCCTTGGTCGGCTCACCAGTATTAATGCTCATAACAAACCTCCTATCGATAGTTTACTTGATGCGGATTGTCTGGCCCGCGTAGATCACGTCAGGGTTGGCGATACCGTTCAACGCCACCAGATTGGAAACACTGGTACCGTATTGGGCGGCGATACCACTCAATGTGTCACCGGGCTGGATAGTGTACGTCGTAACGGACGGTGACGGTGTAACGGACAGTGACGGTGCTCCGCCCGGCAGTTTCAGCACCTGACCCGGATAAATCAGATTCGGGTCGGCAATGCCGTTAAGCTGCTGGAGAGTCTGCCACGAAGTCCCAAACTTGGCGGCGATACCACTCAGCGTGTCCCCCGACTGCACCGTATACGTGCCGCTACCGGGCTGAACAGTATTGGCAGTGCCATTGATATTCAGCACCTGACCCGGATAAATCAGATTCGGGTCGGCAATGCCGTTAAGCTGCGCCAACGCCTGCCAGCTAGTCCCATACATCGACGCGATACCACTCAACGTGTCACCAGAGCGCACAGTGTACGTGCCAGACGCGGGAGTAGACGGAGCAGGAGCGGAAGGGGTCGGCACGTTGGTCACACTCGAATGACCCGCCTTATACGCATTCCACGCATCCACATCACCATAGAACTTGTCAAGGTCAAGACTGCCTGAATATCCGGGCAGACGACCATTGCCCGAATACTGGCGGATCGCGCACGCATACGCGCCCTCGTTCCACGGCGTATCCTGATATCCAGTAGCGTCCATATTCGCGTACTGAGCCACCCACAATCCACGATCTCCAATATTCTGAGCATCGTTAAGCATGGACGCTCCCACGTAGACGATAGGCTGGGAGCCTGTACGCTCGTACACGCGGTCGCAGAACGACCTAATCCACTGCTGTGCAGACGCGCCAGACCCGAACAGTCCGTTACCCTGCGCCTCCCAGTCCAAGCACCATACGACCTTACCGACCCAATTCGCGCAATTGTTCACAAAGTAGTCAGCTTCGGAAACGGCGTTACCGCCGTTAGCGTAATGGTACACGCCCACGCACTTTCCCAGACTCAACGCCTGTTCCACTTGCCGAGCACAATCCGCTGACACGTACCAGCATCCCTCTGTTGCCTTACTAATGACGAAATCACACGGTACGGCAGACAGGTCTATACCAGCCTGCCAATTGCTGATGTCGATACCGTTCAAAGCCATCGAAATTCCTCCTATAGATTGATTGTGTAGAAGAACAGCCACGCCATTCATAAAACGGCGTAGGCCGTCATCAGAACGTGGACTATCAACGAGACGACGAAGAGCGACATGATAATGATCATGCACCGTTTGAAACGTCTCATAAGATCATCTTATCATCGAACGAATCGATATTATTATGGCCAATAATGCCCATTATGTATGGGCTGAGGCCCAGTGGGTTGCCTCGTATTACTATCAGCATTGGACTAATTGGGATTTGTTTATCAATTATTTGGCGCGTATTGTCCGCGTCGAATGCAATGGCGCGAAAACTGGCTCAGGCTCGTGGGATACTATAAATGCTCCGTTCAAGGTTCCAGATAAATGCGTTCCAAAAAGAAGGTTAAACGCTTTTGTGGTTGTCCAGAACGGAGGTTCCGTTACGAAAATGTTATCTGTTGCCGCAGATGGGACTGTTTCGTTGTCTAATCAGGGCGGGGCAGGTTCGGCGAATTCTTGTTTGGGTGGGATAACGTATATTTACTAGTCAATCTTTCCTGTTTTCAGTTAGATTCTACACAGTTGTATGTGAGGCATTCTGCTACCACAGACAACGTCGGGGCATGGAGTACTGCCGCGTTTTCGTACATTATCAAGTGACAGTTAGTTTTCGCCTGCTAAGTCTTCAAGCGATGCAATACGGTCGCGTAGATCATCAGGCAACGACGGTTTAGGATGATTCTCCAAAAATTCAGGTTCGATAATCTCGCAGAACTTGGACAACCAATGCCCCAACGCGCGAATATAACCAGTCTCAAGATCGATCGTGTACTGCATCTCATCACGATTTTTGATTAAAGCGCTTATTTTCTGGTCTTGTGCGTCGATCTGCCGTTTCATGTCCCCTTGAGCTGAGACTAGTGCCTGATATGCGCTGGTGAGGTCTGAACGACGGTGGGCTAACCATGTTATGAATCCTCCGAGGGCCACGCCGCCTACGCCGATGATCGCCGTGATAATTTCCATCATGGTTTTATCTTAGACCGTGAAGATAATATCCATTATCATGAACAGTGGAACATGGGATGATGTCGTTTATCATGTAAAGACGGCAATTGGGAGATGTGGATTAACTTTGGATGGTAACCACCACGGCACAACTTTAGTAGGCCCGCATATGACACCCAATGACGTGTTCCGCCCATTGGTGAGCTTCGTCGTTCCGATTCCGGAGAATATAGAAGTGCGAGCAGAGGGCGGTATGCCACTATAACGAGATTACAGGTTCCGGTTAATCCTAGTCACGGTGAACTCCGTAAAACTGCCGACAGCCGAAACGAAATTATCCCCAATACCCAACGAAACAGCAGTGTTATCCGGGATATTGTAGACCACGGTCGGAATGCTGAGTCCCGTATATTCATTCCAGTCATTCTTTGAGAACGAAACATGAGTGTCGATATATTTGGCCCATTTGTCTCCGGAGTACCGTCGAAACCACACCGTAGGAGCGTCTGTATGATCATACTTGACGTTAAGGAATGCGCTAAGCATGTACCATCCACCGTGCAGAATATGGCAGCAGTTTATGTTTCCGAACTTCGTCAATTCCACGTTTTGAGTGCTTCCGAACGATGTGACGCGGGACGAGAACGTAAATTCATACCAATTTTTAGAATTCGTGTATCCGACGGCTTTGAACGTGTCCGACGAGTCAAATAACTGTGAAGAAGCCCACGTTCCATTGTTTCTGACATAATGGGCATTATCGGCAATAGTCACAGCCTCCTGCCCATCCATCGCGGCAATAGTGTTAAGCTGTTCAAGATCACGCGCCATCAGAATTGCATTATTGCGAATCATCGGGGCCGCATCCGACGCGACACCGGCGTTAACCTTGGCAATCACAAGACCGTTGATATTCGAGTCAGGCGTACCAGCCGTGAACACCTTGAGCTGGCCGCGCGGAGTAGTACCATGAGACTGCGAAGGGTCTTCCACCGTCACCGCGATCTTGTAATCGTTGGTTGAGTCCGCCAGTTGCACGGTCGTATTGGTGGTGATGGCGTAAGTGTACGCTCCGAGACTGTCCCACGGGCTGATGGTACCGCAATGAGGCTTGACCGTAACGGTCAGACCGCTCACCGTGACCAGAGGACTCGGGGAACCGTAGCGGATGCCGGACAACCCGTTGAACGCAGTACCATCGGACGGTACTAATAGAGGATTGATGGCGTGCCTGTAATCGTCCGCCGTGTACTCCGGGGAACCGTTCTTCGCGGTAAGCGGGTGCATGATGATAGCCATAATCATTCCTCCGAATCGTCTACACCTATTTTATCTTTGTCGGTGGATAGAGCTTTCACCTTAGCTTTGAGCGCGTCCAATTCATCCGCCACCTGTTGAGCGAGGCGGAGCGCCGCCACACCAAGCATGGGATAGTTGATGCCTACCAGCGTGCCGTCTTCATCGTATTCGCAGAAAAACCCTAACCCGTTTTCGTCCAAATCGTCGGCGATCATACCGACCAACGGTTGCGCATCATCAAGATTCAGGTTCTTGTCATCCTTCATCCGATAGACACACCACTTCACTTTGCGGAGAGCGTCAACCGGAATGTAGTCGTCGGCGTCCACAATATCCGTCTTCGACGCACGAATCGACTGAGCCGTGCCCATAGTGCCGTCAGACAACACCCACACCGCGCGCCAAGCGCCTGAAGCAAACACATTGTTATAAGCGTTGGTGGTACCAGTACCACCACGATTGGGAACCAATACCCCCCAGTTCCACGTCTGCGTTTTAACGTCAATCTCGGCACGGGTATAGCTGTTGCGGGTGATGCTTTCCTGCACACGCTGGTCAAGATTATTCGTCAGCGTCTGCACTTTCTCATACATGTCCGTGATCTGATCGACCATAGGCTTAACGCTGTTGACGATACTCGGCGGCAGCTCCTGCAACTGGCGTTTAATGTCCGAGAACTGGCGGGCGGTCGCGTCCGCGCTATCTAGACTGAACTTGAATTTGCTCGGCATTCGTGTCCTCCTGCTGCAACGTCGGGGTGATAGTCCACGCCTGACTGAAATCTATCTCGTACCCGATGATACGGGCGGTACCGTGGTTATGGTCGGGGAAATGCTCGGCGTCTTCTTCCACTGTCCACGATATAAGGTCGCCCGGTTTCCACTCTTCGTACACCATCGGAGCGGAAAGCAGACTCAAGCCCATGGTGATGGTCTGGGTACCGTTCTGCATCTGCAACAGCGACGACTTGGCATGCTCGTTCAACGTCGCCTTGTTCGTAATGCTTGTGGACGGCTGGAACACGTATTCCAGCAGAGGCCGGTTGGGCTGGTTTGCGATAATCCAATCGGACTGAGGACGGTCGCCAGCGTCAGCCGTACTCACAGCCATAACCGCGTTAGCGCCGTACCCGTTCGTGTAATCCTCCAACAGCGTGAACGTGGTCATAACGCTTTCATCGAACGTCGTGCTTGGCGTGGTGGAACCGATATGGTCGGCGACCGTCATCACAGGCTCATAATGGCCGTCGTTGATGGCACGCCATGATGTACACCATTCCGGCCCGTTCAGCACGTTGGCAAGCTCCTGCAATACGCTTAGCAGGGTCTTGTCGCTTTCCGCCTCATACGTGCGGTCACGTTTGACGCTACTCGGGGACGCTTCGACAACGAGATTGAAACGGTGGTTTTTAAGCGTGGTGGTTACGAGGTCTTTCACAATCTCGCACTGGTCACGATTCGTGTACGTATGATCTTGTACGTACACGTTATCGAGATAGTGTTCGACGGTTGCCAACGTCAGTGTTAATCCGTCTCCGCGCATTGCACGCTCGCGTTTGACCACGATACCGCCCCACAGAACGGTAGATTCGCGCAACAGGAGTATGGCGACCTGATACGGTGTGGTGGCTTCGTCCCAATTGCGGGGAGCGTTGCGCCACGGGAGCGTGGCCGTTTCGCTGGTCGTTTCCTCGAAACGGTACGTCAGGTGGGTTAGTTGGAGGTCGGGGAGTTCGGCTATCACCGTGCCGTCGTTCAACGTGACGGCGACGAACTGCAAGCCGGAACGCTGCCACAGCACACGCGCCGTGTCCAAATATAAGCCGTTCGACTGCGGCAATCGGTTCGCAAGTAAAGGCATCCGGAACCTCCTTAAATGTAAGCCGGGTTGAACGTTACCGTCATCCGAGCGTTATCCGAGGGCTTCTCGGCACTGAACATCCAGATGTTCTCACCTAACTCCGCGTAGTTCCATTCTCGTCTGGTCACACTGCCACGCGCCGGATCGGTGCCATCTATAAGAATCTCATGCGTGGCACCGTTGATAAGAATGTAATGACCCTCACCCAAACTGAGATCGAACGCCATGACATGCCCGCTCAGACTATGCTCAACCTGCGGATTGACAACAGGCCCATCGATACGAATCGTTACCGGACTCGGAGCACTACCCGTGTTAATAAGGCACACGCTACCCGACACGATTGTTTCAGACCACACCCACGTTGATTCACCGCCAGTATTGATGTCCTCGAAATGATAGGGGAACGTCATACCGCCCTGAGTGTGCGGCAACCCGGTTTTTCCGCTCACTGACTGAGTATCGTAAAGATACGAGTCCAAAGCGGTCAGTCCGATACTGAATTTGAGAATGTTCACACCAGCCCACTCCACCAGCGGAGCAGAAGACGACTGCATGACCTGCACCTGACGGCTGATATTCCCCAACTCCACAATAAGCGACTGACTGGTGATATTAAACGAACGCTTGAACGCATCCCAAGCGTTGATGCAGTTTTCCGTACATTTGCCGATAATATGACCCTCGACACTGATCGAGCGACCCTGAGCCACTGGAATATTGCTAAACCAGCCATCCGACCACGCTTTCTCCTTGGTCTGCAAGGTCGAACCAACACCGTCGAACAATCCCGAAACGTTCTGAAACGTTACGTGCCACTCACACCCGTATGAGTCGATTCCGTACAAGGGGAACCCGTTCAGGGTCAGACGAACGTCGCGCGGGTCAAGGGTAAAGATAGCCATACCCTCAGTCTACCCGCGCGGCTTGTCACACGTAATGGAAATTAATCACCCTCACAGTCTCTTGAGCGGCCGCGTTCGGGTCAAGCGCGTTCACCGTGATAGGCGCGTTCACACGCGGGCCACTATTCGCGTTCATGTTCACCGGGCTAGACACTACCGGCATGGGCGTCACGATGGACGACGGCAGAAGAGAATTCACCATTTCTTCCACCGGGCGAGTGGCCGCACGCTCGTTCTCCGATACGCCACGGCCAAGACCAGCAGGAATCATCCGACCGATCTCACGGTCGAATACCTTAGACGGGGACGCGATACCCAGCAGGCTCTTAGCACCGTCGATAATACCGCTAACAGCGTTCTTGACCGCAGAGATGGCACCGCCGATGGCGTTCGTGATGCCGTTAATCAGACCCTGAATAATATTTCGGCCTGCGCTGAGAAGCCATGATCCGGCTCCGCTAAACACGCCCATGATACGGCTCGGGATACTGGTGATGAAATTCATCATCGAGCTTACGCCACTGCTGACGGCGCTGGTGATGCCACTCCATGCGCTGCTTACCGCGCCCTTGATACCGTTCCACACATTGCTGAAAATACCGCTGATACCGTTCAGCACGCTTGAGATGATGCCTGAAACTGCATTGATGGCACCAGAAACGATACTTTTGATACCGTCCCAGACGCTGGAAGCGATATTCTTGATTCCTTCCCATACCCCAGACCAGTCGCCGTTAATCGCTGCCAATACGGTGGTGATTATCTCGTTGATAACGTTCATAACGGATGTGATAACCGTCTGGATGAATGGGAAAACCGCGTTGATGACGCCTTGAATGTAAGAGCCCCAGATTTGGAACGCTGATTGGATGGCGGGTAGCACGGCCTGAATCAACGCAGCGATGTTATTAATCACCGGCGTTACAGCAGTCGCGATGACGCTCATAGTTTGCCCGATGTTGCTCACCAAGGTAGACAACACTGGTGCAATGGTCTGGATTGCGGCCGTGATAATAGGCATGATGGCATTACCGAGATTCTGCAAAGCACTCATTAGCGGCTGGAGTGCCGGAAGCACCGTCTGAATCGACGAGGCGATGTTATTAATCACCGGAGTTACAGCAGTCGCGATAACACTCATAGTTTGCACGATGTAGCTCGCCACGGTAGCTAACCCTGATGCGATGGGCTGGATTGCAGGCATGATGGCATTACCGATATTCTGTAAGGCACTCATAAGCGGCTTGAGTGCCGGAAGCAACTGAGATTGCACCATTCCCACAACTGGTTGAAACGCTGTCTGGAACGTTGTGCCGATTTGTGAGAGAATCGGGCCGATAGTCTGCACTAGTCCCGTAAACACGCCGCTAAGTCCGCTGATTCCCTGCGCCAACATGCTGATACCGGAGGTCAACGGGCCTTTGAACTGGTCAAGAATCGTCGTACCAACGCCGACAACGGACGCTTCCAGATTACCCATCGCACCTTCGATAGTGCTGGTGCTGGTAGCGGCTTCTTTCGCGGCGTCGGTCATACCCAAGTCCATTATGGCTTGGTTGAATTCATCGGCGCTGATCTCGCCTTTCTCCATCGCGTCGCGGAAGTTCCCAGTGTATGCGCCGTTCTTCAGCATCGCCTCTTGAAGTTTTCCGGATGCACCGGGGATGGCGTCGGCTAGCTGGTTCCAGTTTTCCGTGGTGAGCTTGCCAGCGCCAGCGGTCTGTGTAAGCACCATACCGACCGAGCTGAAAGTTTCCGCGTTACCACCGGCGACCGCGTTCAAATTGCCTGCCGCCTCGGCTAGTTTGTCGAAGCCCTGTACTCCGTTGGCGGCAAGCTGTGCGGTCACGTTGCGAATATCGCTGATGCTGTAAACAGTCTGGTCGGCGTAAGTCTGAGTGCTGGCTGTGAGCGCGTCAATAGTCCCGGTATCCAGTCCGGCGAAGTTCAGCGTGCTTTTGAACTTGTCCGCAGAGTCGGAGGCTTCGATAATGTCTCCGGTAAGATCACCGATGGCGTCAACAGCCATACCGATACCCGAGGAAACAAGACCGCCAACAGCACCGGCGGCGGCACCGAACTTACCGAACCCGCTGGAAGACTTGCTAGCAGACTTGTCAACGTCACCCAACGATTCATCAGCCTGCCGCGCCGACTCTTCTATCTGACGGCTACCCGATTGAATATCCTTTACACCAGCGTTCCAATCGCCGGTGTTGATCTCGGCGTCTAGGGTCAGTGTCGAGTCTGCCATCACACGTCCTTCCCGAGTTTTTTGATAATCGTGTTAATCCTGCGGTCTCCATTCTTGCTGAACGCGGCAGCGATGCAATCGAACGTCATGAGATATTGTTCCGCCAGTCGCCGCCGTCGGATACGGCGTCCTTCCCTGAGCAGGTTCATCATCAGGGATGAATCCACGTTGTTTTCCAACACGTCGCGGATAGCCTGCCACCCATACAGGCCCCCAAGCTCGGCGAGGATATGAACGCTCGGAAGCGGCTTGCGAGCCGCCTCCTTCTGTTTGTAATTCTTCATCGCCTCCCGTTCGGCGGGAGTGAGCAGGCTATCCCACGACTTCATTATTCGCCCTTGACGTCAACCGTGATGTTCTTCGCCATAAGCCCGCACAACGCGGTCATGGCACGCTGATAGGCGAGGTCGCTACGCTTACGGGTCTGTTCAGCCCACACGGAGAATTTATCAGCTGGACTCATAAGCGATTCGACCAACGGGAAGATAATCTTTTCAGCGGTTTCTAAAGTCTCACGGTTCGCCACGCCAGCGCTCAGCTTATCGATTGTCTCCGCATTATCAAGGATCGTGAGCATGTCCTTCGAGCCAAGCGGGCGCATGGTGTACACGGTGCCGTCGATTTTCACGGTGAGGGTGCGGAACGCTTCTCGGGTGTCGATGCTCAAAACGGGGGTAGTCATTGTTGCTCCATTCGTGTGATATTATGGGATTATTCCCCCTTCGGAATAACTTCTCTATCACGCGCCCGCTACCCGACCGTGCCAGCTACGGTGGCGGGCGTTACTTATGCTCACTAACCGGCGACATTGAAGTTAACCACGGTCTGAACCTCGCCATCCTCGAACGTGACGGTACCAGTACCGGCCTTCTTCAACTGAATGTCCCAAGTTCCGTCCCCGTTGTCAGTAGCGGAAGCCTTATCGGTTTCAGCTACGGTGGCGGTGATGGTACCAGTCGCACCATTCGGATACGCCATCACATTCACAGTCACATGATCGCCGACCTTGCCCGAGATGTTCTCCGGGGACGCGGTAAGCGCGGTGACCTGAACGTTCTCCGTCTTGATGGTGCCGGAATCTTCGTCGTAGTACGACGGGGTATCCAGATCAAGCTCGCCCATGACGACGGCACCGTTCGCGCCGGAGGCCATCGAACCGGACAGCGTAACCACGAACGGGTCGGACAGGCTCACCGTGAACTCGCCGCCCGCGCTGATTAGCGACTGCGGGATACGGAAGTCCTGAGCGGACGAATGACCATCGCACACGTTATGAATGATAATGTCACGTGGAGTGTTTGAAACGCATTCGTTGCCGCCGAAACGCACCTGACCCGTCTCGGACATCAAACCAGAGATAACACGCTTGAACTTCGCGTTATGGTACAGTTCCGGGAACAGCATGCCGAGGTAGCGGACGCTCGGACAGATAATGTTCAGCTCGAAACTCATTTCCTCGTAGGAACCGTTCGGCACGTTGATGGTGCCGGACTGCGAAGCAACCTCGGTAGTGCCGGGAGTCAGGGTGATGCTGCCTGCTTCGTCCTGCACGTAGTCGGGGCTGATTACGAGGTCGTCGATGTATACGGTCTTTTTGCCGATCAGGGGGTAGGAGGCCATTGTAATGTCCTTTCGTCGGGCGGGACTGCACACGCGCGACTAATGGACGGTTACTATTCTACCGTTGCCGGGTCGAGTTTGTAATCCACGTTGAACCGGATGCTTTTCACCCAGCGTCCTTCCCCGTCGATGGCGTCCATGTCGATTGCGGTCGCCGGATGCACGCGGATTGATACAAAGCCTATATCAGCTATGGGGTTGCAGGTCAGTCGGCAATACTCATGCAGACGATTGTTGACGAAGTGCAGGAGCCGGAGCATCAGACGGCCTTGTTCGATCACGTCGAAATAGCGGCTACTGATAGTGAGCTGATCGGTGTAGAGGTCGCCGTTGATGTCCACGGTGTTCGCGTTGACCCAGATGCCCTCGGCGTTGGTAATGCTACCCGTGTCCAGTACTGGGCTGGTGCCGAAGAACAGTGTCTTTCCGTAAGTACCGAAACCCTCGTTCTGGAGGGTCATGCACATGGCCAGATCAATCATGATGGCGTTCCTATCCTAGGTTGAAATATGATTTAGTACGGCTAGCGGCAGTGTTCCTAGCCCGCTGGAGGTAGCGTACCGTGTTCGGGTGCAACCGGTTCGTGTGTTCGCGGATACGAGCGTAAGGCACGCGACTGTTGCCGAACGTGATACGCCACTTCACGGTGGAAAGCTGTTGGAAACGGCCACTGTTACGCAAAGCGCCGGTCAAGACGGGAGCGTTCTGACGTGCCATCTTGAGGATGTCCGTCATCATTCGTACTCCGCCCTCGTTTAACTGTTGGGTGGAGAGTTTGCGCGCCCAAGTAGCGGACAACTGTAGGCGGTAGCTCATATGCTGTCCCTGCCATACGGGTTCCCGTACACGGTGATGAACCGGGTTTCTCCCATGTCCATGTCATCGCCGCGACTGGCTTGCGTGACTTGGTACACTCTGCCATCGGACAATTCCACCATGAGATCGGGCCATAGTTCCATGTTTTCCCGCAAGTCCTTGGGAACCGTGTCCGTTTGGATGTGGAAGCGTCGGCTGCTGATACGTGAACCGTATTCGGTCGGCTGGTCGGACTGTGTTGAATGCTTCACAATCACCTGCAAGTCGGCCAGTTGTTCGTTAGGCAGACCGGGAGCCGTATACCGCCAAAGCGTAGCAGTCTGGACTTGGTTCGGGAACAGTCGGAACGGGTCACAGAGCGTTGCCATAAGCGTAGTCACCTCCCACGTAATCCTGCGGGTTGAGCCACCACGGCAGATTACAGTGCTTGCGCGGCATGGAGAGAATACCCCCTGTCTGGACTCCGTTACGGCATAGGCTCCACTGGCTAATAAGCGACCGGTACGGCGTCAATGCACGTTCCCTGGCTGTCTCGTTGATTGTTGCGTAGCTCACGCTCACATCCTCTATGCTCTTGGATGTGATGCGGTCTGTCTGTTCAAGAACGTTCTGGTCTGCCTCGATGACCGCTGCCAGCACCGAAGATAATGAGGCGGGAAGTTTGGCGAACCCGTGCGTTCCGGTCACGGTGACTGCCGTGCCGACATTAAGACGTTCCGCGATTGTCAGACAGTTGGCGTATTTGGTTTCGGGCGTCCACCCGTCGCCCATATCGTAGTTCACGCGAAAATCGAGCTTCACACCGTCGGCGGTCTGCACGTTGGTCACATCCGAATACCATGCCAGTAACGCTATGTGGCGGCCATCTCCTACGACAATTCCCACGTAATCATCCGTAATCGGAAATAGGTCTTTTTGGCATATGATGTTGGCGAGGTCTGCGAGCGCGGCGTCCTTCCATCGCGCGTAGATCGTCTCTCCCACTTGATCGATTACGTTTGCGTCGATGTCCATGATCGCTCCTTCCGAAAATGAGTTAGGCCCTACCACCATTCTAGTGATAGGGCCTAGTGCGGTGCAGTCCCGCTACTGTTTAGGATAGCGTGTCAGGCGGACTCCATCAGACCTGCGCCGATCAGAGCGTTCACCACGTCGGCAACCGAACCGGACGACGGGTTAACGTGAGCGGCCTTAGTGATCGAAGCAGCGGGACCAGCTGGGCCAGCAGGCCCCTGCGGGCCACGCTCACCCTGCGGGCCAGCCGGACCCTGCGGACCCGTCAAAGACACTGGTTCGCCGGACTTGTCCACGAAGTTAATGACCTTAACCGTGCTCAGGTTGTCTTCTGACAGCGCTTTGCCGCCGACTCGTGCGTACATTTCAGCGTTCATCATTTACCCTTCGGCTTGATGACCACGGCGGACTTCTCCGCGTCCAGACCGCCACCAGCGTAAATTTCCTGAAGATACTCGTTGGTGTTGGTCGAAAGCGCGAAGTTAGTGAAAGCCTCGATGGAGGTATCGCCAACCACCGCGTAGTGGGACGCGGCCATAATGACGCCCATAGTGGTGGTGTCGTCCGTGTCCGTCCACCATTCGGGGGTAATGATCTGGTTAACGCCGAGGGCGCGGGCCAGAGTATCGTCACCGCCGAGAGCAATGTACGTATTTCCGTTCGCGTTTGCGGATATCAGCAGGTCGGCCACGGTGTCAGCGTTGCACAGCAGCACCTTGTTGCCCTGAGCGCGAACCATGTGGGAGGCACGCACGAAGTCCATCAGCGGAGTGTCATCTGTCATGGTGTAGGAGAGCGCGAAACGGTTGCCATTCCACTCGGACAACCTGTCTGCCGCGTCGGTCACGACGGAACGGAAATGCGCCATGTCCGTATAACCACCAAGAGTGATCTGACGTTCGATGGTCTGGACGATGTAGTTCGGGAGTTCCTGCAACACGTAGCGGAGCAGAGCGCCCGGACGCTGGGTGCGGCGGATATCGCCCTTGTTAAGGGTGATGTACTTGTAGGTGTAATCGGCCTGAAGCTCGCGCTTCACGAACGAAAGCACCTGTTCCTTCTTCTTCGTGCCGTAGGAGTCCACAGGGTAGCCGTGGGCGCGGGTCTGGTCAGTCAGACCGGCGATGTTGCCACCGATGGTGAGACGATCCAGGCCGGTCTTACGCAGCAGATTCCACAGGCCGGAACCGCGCGTGTTCAGCGCGTCCGCGATTGTGGTGATTGCCGCAGTCGGGATGAACTTGTCCACGTTGGTGGTGTCAACGCCGAACGATGCGGTGTCCGACATGTTACGGTTCACGGTGTCAGCCCACTCACGGTGGAATGCTTCGACACCCTTGTTATCAGTGTCGATCAGGGCACGTTCGAACGCGATCATGGCGTCGTCGGAGTCAAGCCACGTCTTACGGACGTGGGAGAACGTCACGGTACCCGACTGGTGGGCGGCGTGGTTGGCTTTGTTGATGATGATGGTCTGGCGACCGCTGGAAGTCTGCACGGGTTCCTCCGGTGCCGGGGTGCCCTCGCCCTCGCCCTCGCCTTCCTTCTGGTTGGTGATGGCAGCGGTAATGTCATCGAGAGCGGACTGCATGATGTCACCGATGGAATCGGTGAGCTGTTCCGCCTCGTCCGGCGTGAGTTTGAACTGGGCGATGGTACGCGCCAGTTTCTTCAGGAGTTCCGGGTTCATGGTGTCTCCATTCTTGTTGTTGCGGCTGTTGATTGCGGTGAAAGCGGCCCGAGGGTCGGCCCCACGATACACGACGCTGATTTCCAGTAGTTCGCCATCGTGGATGATACCGTCCTTGCCGGGACGCTTGTTGAACTCAACGGTGATACTGAAACTATTGGTCAGACACCCGTCGGCGGCAAGCTGGCGGATACGTTCACCCTGATCGACCTCGCTGAGTTTAGCTTCGGCCATCATCCCATCGTCGGTCATCCAAAGTCGGGTGATTGCACCCGCTTGGCATTCAATGCTGGGCATATGGTCGATCAGGAGCGGAAGAGATAGTTTGTCGGACTCGGTTAAGTCAGACACCAGTTTCAGAGTGCCGTCGATTAACGGCGCTTTCAGTGTCTTCAAATCTACAGTGAGTCCGTCACACATCACTTTGCCGCTGTTGGCAAGGAAGGTGAGGGTACGACCATTGGATTCTGGGGCACCGCTGTTGGCGAAGCTCTTACGAGTCTTCATTTTGGCCCTTTCAAATAGTAGGGTAGTGGTGCGGTCGAACGTCCTTAATGGGCTTAATGTTCTGACCCCCATAGTAGCACGATGCGATACACGTCCAAACCTTTGCAATTCGGGCACTTCAATGTAACCATTGTGTCACGGGCGCAGGAACCTAGATACCGTCCGCAGCGTTTGCAATGGATGTCATACGTCATGATTCCACCACCTCGTAATCCTCGTAGCACCGGCAGTTGGGGTGTCCGTTCGGGGTCTGCATACTCTCGAAGTTGTTCACGTAGGTTCGGTCTCCGATTTCGACGCTGGCGTTTTCAGCCAGATACGTGTCATCCAATGCGATTCGCTTGCCTTCCATGTGTCGGCAGAATTCGCACACTTTTCCGTCGCCGCTTGTGCGCCATACCTTGTCCAGTCGGACGCCAAGAGTCTCGCTGAGATTGCGGGCGCTGTACAAGCTGCCGAGCCGCTGGGACTGCACGGTTTCGCATCGGGCAATCAGTTCGGCGTGATCGTTGCCTAATTGTTCGAGATGTTCACGCAACTGTTTTGCGTCCCACTGTTCCACGTCGGCCCTATTCAACAGTTCGAGGACGTTGTTTGTGATGGTCTTGCTAGTGGACTTGGCGATGCTACGCAAGTGGTCCACGTAGGCTTCATGCACCGTATCGGGGAGTTCAGCCCAGAAGTAGAGTTGTCGCCAGTCGTCCGCCGTATAGTTCTCGACTTCCACGGCATTGGCGCTTTCGGGGTGGATTTCAGCCCACGCGGTAATCACCTGTTCCAATTCGTAGCCTGTGCGGCGCGCGTAGGCGGCGAGGTTGGTCATCAGGTCGTCTTTCACGTCGTTTATCCACTGGTCGCCGATAGCTTCCAAATCATCGCGCAAACTGTTCTGAGAGCGACGGGCGAGCCTGATAACCCTGTCCACATAGGTTCGGGTGGCGGGAAGGATGCGTTTCTCTGTTGCCGTTTCCTGCGGTTTGATATTACGGCTATACCGTTTTGCGGCTATTGGGATAGTCAGCGTCGGAGCCTGCTGATGCAAGTCAAGGCGCTTGTACGAGTCGGGTAAGCCGAGCGCGTCCACGGCAGACTCCAGACTGGCACCCATGTTCAGGAGTTGGGTGAGCGAGTCAATACGTACCTTCTGGGTGTCGGCCTGCACCTTCTCCATGTCGGTTTGGGAAGGCAGATCGAGGTCGAAAGTGATGCCATACCCAAGTCCGCCGGTGATCCGGTCAAGCTCAAACTGCCATTTATCCCACACCGTCATGCACAACGGTTTGAGCGTGTTCTCGATAAACGCACGCTCTGCTTGTTCAGCGTTCGAGTAGGTCTGGCCGTTGTCGATGCCACGAATAATGTCCGGTACTGCCAGAGCGTTCGACAACCTGTTGTTTACCACGTCGTTGACGGTCTGCAAGTCCAGCGTATCGTTGGCGTTCTGGAATGGCATCCACACCAGCTTGCTTGTAGTGCTGGGCTTATGAGTCATAGGGTCAACCGGAATCATGTTGTACACGATTCCATTGTTGTTGCCCGCGCCACGGAATGTGCTTTCGAGGCGTTCGCGGTTGCGCTGGAAGTCTTCAGTGTTTTCCGATACGATGCCGAGCATTCCAGCGGGTACCGCGTTGTTGCCGAAGAAGCCACGCTCATAGTCGGCGATCATATCGTCCACGTTGGCCCACTTCTTCACGGTCATGGCGGGGGCGATGCCGCGCGTCGGGTCGTTGGGGTGCTGGCTGTAGCTGAGTGCGATGGTTTCGTCTCGGGAGAATTCGTAGACTCGTTCGCCGTCGCCCAAGTCCATCGTGACGCGGTGATACCAGTCTGAGCGCGTGGAATTGTATTGGCGGCTGTTCGACGGTAGCAGCGTATAGCCGATAATGTTGTCGGCTGTAATGTCTCCGCCCGGCCCGTTAGTTGTCCAGATGAGTACGTCCAAGTGGGATTGGGTGA